ATTCTACTGAATTATTTTCTGAAACTTCTAATAGTGAGGAGGTTATACTTCAAATACCAGACGAAATATGTGAAGAATTAAAATGGAAAGAGGGTGATACTCTCATCGTGACTATTGAAAATGATTCTATTATTTTGAGGAAAAAAAATAACAATGAAATGCGCTCTTCTGACTAGAAACTTCTCTGAGAAACGAATTACCATTACCAAAAAAAATAAAAAATTACCTATGATTTTAATGCCGTTTAAAAATGAAAAAGAAAGGAACTTGAATGTCTAAAGTATTTACTGATGTAGCACTTTTTATGAGAGGTGTCGGACAAAGCGTCTCATTTAAAAATCCAGATCAGATTAAGTTATATGAAAAACTTATCGAAGAAGAATATCAAGAGTGGCTGACTGCTCGCGAAAATAAAGATGAAGCTGAACAACTTGATGCTTGTTTTGATATGATTTGGGTTATCGTTGGATATATGCTATCTAAAGGTGTTGATTGTGAGGCTGTTTGGAATGAAGGATCTCTGAGTAACCTAAGTAAAATTAATCCCACTACTGGTAAAGTTATCAAACGAGAAGATGGAAAGATTTTGAAACCCGAAGGTTGGAAAAAACCTAACTTTAAAAAATTCGTGGAGTGATATATGGAAATTCAAGAACTTGCAAAGAAACTTGCTATTAAAAATAAGCTTCCCCGCGCTGAGAAGTATGATCTTGCTTTGCGCGAATTCGATAACAGTGTTGAATTGATTGGGTATATTCCCGACCCTACTTATGACATGAAAGATTTCGTGGGTCGTGAAATGCTCTTCCCTAAAAGGTGGGTCACTCTTGCGGTTTTTGGAGAACACACTAACATTAACATTAAGGATATCGCATGATTAAAATTTTAACTTTGAAAACCAACCACTCCATTATTGGAGACGTATCTTTGGTTCATGATTTGTATACTATTAAAAAGCCTGTTCAAGTAGTTATTCAGCCTACTCAAAATGGCCCCTCTCTTGCTTTTGTTCCATTCATTGAATTCTGTAAAGAATTTGAAACTGGAATTGAAATTAATAAAAATGATGTTCTATTTCTTTCAACCCCTATCGTTGAAGTTGAAAATCAATATAATAAAATTTTCGGGTCGGGTATTGAGATCGTTGGTGGTGACGGAGTTAAATTGGCGCGATGAATTATTATACGAACATTTCGATACAAGGTAGTAAAATTCTTTTTAGGGGTATTGTAAATGGTCGGCGTATAAAAGAAAAGGTTTCGTATTCACCGACTCTTTATGTTCCCACTAAAAAGAAAAGTGAATACAAAACCTTATTCAACGAAAACCTTGAACCTATCTCTTTCGAATCTGTAAGGGAAGCTAAAGAATTCTTTAACTCATATAAAGAAGTTGAGAATTTCAAAATCTATGGTCAAGAAAGATTTGAATATGCTTTTATTGCAGACAACTACAAAGACCAAATTGAATGGAATATCAAAGATCTTAATGTTTTTATGATTGATATTGAGGTTGGTTCTGAGAATGGTTTTCCTGATCCATATAAAGCCAATGAACCTATCACAGCCATAACTGTCCATAAACTGAATGGGCAGACTAATGTTTTTGGTTGCGGTGATTTTGTGAACATTGATGATAACGTCACCTATCATAAATGTCGTGATGAATATGATCTTTGTAAGAAGTTTCTAAATTTTTGGACTCTTGATTATCCAGACATTTACACTGGCTGGAACGTCAGGTTTTTTGATATACCTTACTTGGTGAACAGATTCAATAAAATTCTTGGAGAAGATGAAGTGAAGAAACTTTCTCCTTGGAATTTTGTTCGTGAAAAAACTGTGAACGGTAAACATGGTAAACAATTAACCGCTTACATTCTTTCGGGTATTTCTTGTTTGGATTATCTGGAGATGTATAAGGGATTTGCGCCAAACGGAAAATCAAAAGAAAGCTATAGCCTTGACTTCATTTGTAATGATGAATTGGGTATGTCTAAGCTTGATTATGAAGAATATGACAATCTACATCAATTGTATAAATTGAACTATCAAAAGTTTATCGAGTACAATATTAAAGACGTAGATCTGGTTCTTAAATTAGAAGAGAAGTTAAAACTTTTGGAACTTTGTATCACTCTTGCATACGACACGAAAACAAACTATGAGGATGTTTTCATGCAAACCGTAATGTGGGATTCCTTGATTTATTCTACTTTATTGAATAAAGGTATCGTCGTACCACCAAAAACCGACAATATCAAAAACAATGCTTTTGAGGGAGCCTATGTCAAAGATCCGCAAGTAGGTATGCATATTAATTTGTCATCCTTTGATTTGGACAGTCTTTATCCCCACTTACTGATGCAATACAATCTTTCTCCTGAAACTTTAGTTGAGCCAAAAGACTACAATGAAGAAATGAGAAGGATCGTTTCTGAAGGAGTTGCCGTGGATAAATTGCTCAACAAGTCTATTGATTTGAGTAATCTAAAGGGTTATACTTTGACCCCTAATGGTCAGTTTTTCAGAACAGATAAACAAGGTTTCCTTGCTAAGATGATGGAAGATTTGTATGAAGATCGTAAAAAGCATAAAAATACCATGATCGAATACAAAAAACAATATGAGAAAGAGACAGACCCAAAGAAAAAGAATGAGCTAGAAAATCTTATATCTAGATACAATAATCTTCAGTTGGCAAAAAAGCTTAGTTTGAATTCTGCTTATGGCGTTCTTGGTTCTCAATATTTTCGTTTTTATGATATTCGATTGGCTCTTGCTGTTACTATGGCTGGCAAATTGTCTATTCGTTGGATTGAAAATAAACTCAATAATTATATGAATAGTATCCTAAAAACGAATAAGGATTATGTTATTGCATCGGACACAGACAGTATTTACTTGGGGCTTAATGGGATTATCGAATCAGTCTTCACTCGCAAAGAAGACAAGGAAGATAAAATCAAGATTATTAATTTCATGGATAAAATATGTCAGGGAAAGATTCAACCTTACATTGACAAAAGTTATCAAGAACTTGCTGACTATACTAATGCATATAAGCAGAAGATGAGAATGAAAAGGGAATGTCTTGCAGATAAGGGTATCTGGGTTGCAAAGAAGAGATATATTCTTAATGTATATGACAATGAAGGTGTACGATATAAAGAACCACAATTAAAGATTATGGGTCTTGAAGTTGTTAAATCTTCGACTCCTCAAGTGGTCCGAAAAAAGATGTATGAACTTATTGGTATCATCATCAATTATGATGAAAATAAAGTGCATGAATTCATTGCATCCTTTAAAGAAGAATTCAAAAATATGCCTGTTCAAAACGTTTCTTTTCCGCGAGGAGTGACTGGATTGAATGAGTATTCTAATTCTGTTTCAACTTATATTAAAGGAACACCTATTCATGTTAGAGGAGCGTTAATTTACAATAAGTTTTTGAGAGAATATAAATTGGAAAATAAATACCAGATGATAAAGGAAGGTGAGAAGCTAAAATTCACTTATCTAAAAGTCCCGAACCCATTCAAAGAAGACGTAATCTCTTTCCCGAATAAACTTCCTGCTGAATTTAATTTGAATGATTTCATTGATTATGAAACTCAGTTTGAGAAAACTTTCATTTCCCCAATGCAAATTATCCTAGATTGTATTGGTTGGAAAACTGAAAAACAAAATAATCTTGAATCATTTTTTAACTAAAATTGGAGTACATTATGAGTTTAATGGATAAATTGAAAAAAAACACTACTATTTCGGATACTTCTATATTATCCAAATCCAAATTCTTTAAAGAAAAAGAATTAGTTGAAACCCACATTCCAATGATGAATGTTGCTTTCTCTGCTGATTTGGGTGGTGGATTCGGTCCCGGATTGACCATGTTCGCGGGACCTTCAAAGCATTTCAAGACTGCTTTCAGTCTTTTAATGGCTAAATCATATATGGAAAAATATCCAGAATCTATTCTCCTATTCTACGATTCTGAATTTGGTACTCCAATCAAATATTTTGAGACGTTTGATATTCAGATGGATAGAGTTTTACATTGTCCTGTTACCGATGTCGAACAATTGAAATTTGATATCATGAAACAATTGCAGCAAATCGAAAGAGGCGAAAAGATAATTATTGTCTTAGATTCTATCGGAAACTTGGCTTCGAAGAAAGAGGTTGAAGATACTCTTGAAGGTAAGTCTGTTGCTGATATGACTAGAGCCAAACAAATTAAATCTCTTTTCAGAATGGTGACTCCACATTTAACCTTAAAAAACATTCCCATGGTTGTTGTTAATCATACATATAAAACTATGGAACTTTACTCTAAGGATGTTGTTGGTGGTGGAACTGGAAGTTATTATTCCGCAGATAATATTTACATTATTGGAAGGCAACAAGAAAAAGACGGAACAGAAATTGTAGGATATAATTTTATCATCAACGTGGAAAAATCTAGATATGTCAAAGAAAGATCTAAGATTCCTATTACTGTATCTTTTGACGGTGGTATTAACAGGTGGTCTGGTCTGCTTGATATTGCTCTTGAGTCCGGTCATGTAGTGAAACCTTCAAATGGATGGTACGCTAAAGTTGATAGGTCTACTGGTGAGATTCTAGATAAAAAACGTTTTTCTGATACACAAAATGAAGAGTTTTGGAAAGATCTCTTAGCTGATTCTTCTTTTAAAGATTACATAAGGAAAAAATATGAAATTGGTTATGGAAACATTATGGAAAATGATGCCGTTTTGGAAGAAGAAAATTCCGATTAAAGAAGGCGTTGATTTTTGTTTCATAAATTTTAAAGATACTGATCTTACAGGAATCGAACTTTTGATTCCTGAATATAGTGGTGTCGTTTATCATTATGGCAGAGTCAAAATGGTTGAGGAGGGATTAGGATCCGTCCTCAAATTTGGGTACACTTTAGTACACTCTGGTAAACATGACATGGATGCCTTGATTGAGGACCAAAATTTTCATACAATTATGGGCGACATCCTTACTGAAATCTTAAGTGGAGACAAAAAATTATGAAAATTGAAAATGTCATTCTGAAGAACCTTATCTATAATGAAGATTATTCTAGGAAGGTTCTTCCGTTTATTGATGAAAATTATTTCTCAGAGAATAAAGAGAAGATCACCTTTTCTTTAATCTCTGAATTCATTAACAAATTTAAAAGTTTACCTACTTATGAGTCTCTAGTTTTAGAAGTCAATGATAGGAAGAATATTTCTGAGATTGATCATAAAAATGTCCTGACTTTCTTGAAAGACATTAAAAATGAAAGTGAGGAAAAGGTTAAAACTGAATGGCTTATTCAACAGACAGAAAAATTCTGCCAAGACAGAGCTATATACAATGCCATCATGGAATCTGTTTCCATTATGGACGAATCCAACAAATCTAATAAAAGTAAGGGTGAGATTCCCAAATTACTATCCGATGCACTTTCAGTCTCTTTTGATAATAATATTGGTCATGATTATATTTCAGATTATGAATCTAGGTATGATTTCTATCATAAAAAAGAAACACGAATACCATTTGATCTTGAATTATTCAATAAAATTACAGAAGGTGGATTACCCAACAAAACTTTGAATATTTGTATTGCGGGCACTGGAGTTGGTAAAAGTCTATTCATGTGTCACTTTGCTGCATCTTGTTTGTCTCAAGGATCTAATGTCCTTTACATTACACTCGAAATGGCAGAAGAGAGAATCGCTGAAAGGATCGATGCAAATCTTTTGAATGTTCCCTTAGATAATCTGTCTAAGATGACCAAGCTTGAGTATGATAAACGTTTCAAGTCTCTGAAAAACACAACTCAAGGGAAACTCATAATCAAAGAGTATCCTACAGCATCAGCTTCATGTTTACATTTTCGTTCATTGTTGAATGAGTTACATCTCAAGAAAAACTTTAAACCAGATATCATCTTTATTGATTATTTGAATATCTGCACTTCTTCTAGAATCAAAGTGGGCTCTAATGTGAATTCTTATTCATACATTAAATCTATTGCAGAAGAACTGCGAGGTCTTGCGGTTGAGAATAATGTACCTATCTTTTCCGCAACACAAACAACGAGAAGTGGTTTTACTAACACAGATCTTGGTTTGGAAGACACCTCAGAATCGTTTGGTCTTCCGGCTACCGCTGATTTCATGTTTGCATTGATTTCAACTGAAGAACTTCAACAACTGAACCAGATCATGGTTAAGCAATTGAAGAACAGATATAAAGATCTGTCTACGTTTAAAAGGTTTGTTGTTGGAATAGATAAACCTAAAATGAAATTGTATGATGTAGAAAATTCCGCACAGTCTGACATTATTGATTCGGGTCAAGATGATGATCAACCTCTAAATACTTTTGGAAACAGAGAATCTAAGTTTTCCAAGAATAAATTTGATAATTTTAAAGTATAAATATTTTGATAGGATTAATATGATTTCGAAAAACTATTCAGATTTTAAAGTTCAAAAAGAAGTTTTACTTGATTATTTGCATGTAATGATTAGTCTTCAGGATTGGCATGGTGTTGCTGATGTTGCTATGGATCTTAGAGAACTTGAAGCTAAACAAGGAAACGGAGATGTTAAAAAAAGTAAAGGGTAGATGGGCTTTAGTTTCGAAACGAACACAAAGACCTTTAGCTTATTACAACGGCGAAGGAAAGCCCTCTGAAGAATGGGTCAGTAAACAAGAAAGAAGAATTCAATTCTTCAAACACGGGTTCAATGAGCAAGTGTGTGAAGCTTCATATGCCGGCAATATAGGCATAATGGAGCTTATGCATTTTAAAAAGAAAGCTTCCGAAGATCAGAAAAAACAATTTGACAGCCATGTTAAAAACAAAAGACATAAGGAAGCGTGGCAATTAGTTCAGAATGTAACTGGAACTAATTTACACAAATCTGTTAATGAAGAACGTAAGCCCGATATTTTACCTAAAGCTGGAGCGGGTCAAGAAGGCACCGGAGAATTGTGTAAGACATATGCTAAAGACACACCCGGTCAAAATTTTAAAAGTTTCAAGGAATATGTAAAGAATAATCGATAAAAGGAAGTTTATAATATGAAAGATATTGTGATTGGTGCTATTACAAACTACAACTTTGACAGTATAAAGTATTGGGTCAATTCTCTTGATCGTTCTGGATTTTCTGGTCTGAAGGTCTTAGTCTGTTATAATCTAAGTTATGATGTTGTTGAAGAATTGGTGAAAAGAAACTATACTGTTTTTGCATTTGAAAGGGATGATGATAATAGAAGTTTAGTCTATAAAAAAGATAATTTTAATATTTGTCTTGAAAGATTTGCTCACATTCCTTTTTTCTTAAATAAAATAGAAAATAAATCTAATTACCGATACATTATTTCTACCGATGTTAGAGATGTAGTTTTTCAAAGTAACCCTTCAGATTTTTTAGAAAAGCATCTAACTGATAAGGAAATACTTTCTTCATGTGAATCGTTGAAATATGAAGATGAACCTTGGGGTAGGCAAAATATGTACTACTCTTTTGGCCCACTAATATACGATAAGATGAAGTCTGAGAAAATATACAATGCGGGAGTTATAGCAGGAAAATTTGAAACAGTCTTAGATCTTTTTACTAACATTTATCTTTCATGCGGCTCCAGTCCCGCAAATGTTCCGGGTGGTGGTGGACCTGATCAAGCCGGTTACAATGTTCTTTTGAATTTAAACCCCTACAAAAAAATAACTAAGTATTGTATGAGCGAAGAGGGTTGGGCTGCTCAACTTGGAACAACTGCTGATCCTAGAAAGATCGAAAGTTTCAAGGAAAATTTACTTGAACCTTCTCCCATTTTAGTTGACGATTTGGTTTGCACATCCAAAGGTGAACCTCATGTCATAGTACATCAGTACGACAGAGTTCCCGAATGGAAATCTATTATTGAGAAAAAATATGAATAATCTTGTAATTTGTCCTGTTGGTAATCCAATTACGTTTGATCCACGATTCGACCGAGACTTTCATTGGAGAAATACTGTTGAATCTAGACTTTATGAAACTTTGGTGTTTTCATATAATGATTTTGAGGTAGAAAAATATTCCTATGATTTCTTGATTAAAGAAAAGGGATTTAAATGGAGTTTAGCTAAAAATTATTTCAATAATAACAAAGATTATTTGAGCTATGAATACATAGCTTTCTTTGACGATGATTTGATCACAGACGTTCATAATTTGAATTCTGCTTTCTTATTGGCAAAAGAAAAGAATATGAAATGTTTTCAGCTTTCTGTGACAGAAGATTCTGATATATTTTATCCTATTTTAAAAAATAAAGAAGGCGTTAAATATACAAGAACGAATTTTATAGAAGTGATGGGTGCTGTTATCCATTCAAGCTTAATCCCTCTTTGTTTAGAATTATGGAATAGATATGATATCTATTCGGGCTGGGGATTTGAT